AGGTAAACTAGGTGAGATATACGCAGAAGAAGGTATTACTTACGGCCAAGCAGAAGCAGAGTCAGAAACATTTAAAGGCTTAGCATCTGCCCAGCGCAAGAGATTAAGGTTAGCAGAAAAAGAAATTGCTACATTTAGTGGCAGTTCAGGTTTAAGTAGAGCCTCTTTGACACAAAAGTCAACAGGACAAATATAGATTCCCTACACGGATATACCAGCCCCGTGAGGTGTATAAGCCTGGTAGTAGAAGCCAGCCAGTTTCCCCGAACTGAACTGTGGTCTACGAACTAATCAACGAATAGAAAGGGTGGTTGCTATGAGCAACAATTACTGGGAAGACGAAGACGAAGACCAAGATAACGATACACCTCTGCAAGGTGATGACTTAGTTAAGAAACTAAGAAAAGCCAAACGTGCAGATGAGAAGCGTATCAAGGAACTTACTGAGCAACTTGAGGGTTTATCCAAGGTGCAGCGTGAGAGAGTCGTCAAGGAAGTCCTAGAGAAAAAAGGTGTAAACCTTAAAGCAGCAAGACTAGTACTAAAAGACTTAGATGATGTTAGCGAAGATACAGTTTCTAACTGGCTTGACGATAACGCAGATTTATTTGGAATCAGTGTTCCTACTCAGTCTAATGCGGATAACGCATCCCTTGCGGCATTACGCCAACAGGATGTAGTTACTCAAGGGGCTATTACACCAGACCGTGAGCAAGACTTTAACTCAAGAATCGACAATGCAGAATCTGCCGATGAGTTAATTGCATTATTGCGGTCACAACAATAATAATTCCGTTCATAGTCACTTGGAGGTGACGAAATGCCTACAGTAAATTACACAACCACAGGTTCATCCTCTCTTGGAGGAACCGCTGGTTCTGCTGGCTTAGTTCAAAAGGCGTATGACCGTCTTCTTGAATTCGCTCTCCGTTCTGAACCACTAATTCGTTCAGTTGCAGATAAGCGTCCAGCAAGACAAGCAATCCCAGGTTCAACAGTTGTTCTACAACGCTACGTTGACCTTTCAACAGCAACATCACCATTGACAGAGACAGATGATGTCGATTCAGTGGCGCTGTCTACACCAACCTCAGTAACCATTACTCTTTCAGAGTACGGTAACTCAGTATTGGTAACTCGTGCACTAGAGTTATTCTCTCTTGCAGATGTAGACCCAGCAATTGCTAACATCATTGCATTTAACCTTGCAGATTCTATTGACTCTATCGCAATGACAACATTGCGTGGTGGTTCAAACGTAATCTATTCAGGTTCAACAGCAACTTCAACTGCAACAATTACTGCAGCAGCAACTCTAAGTTCTGCTAACGTTCTAAAGGCAGTTGCAAAACTACGTGCCAACAAAGCAGTACCTCGTAAGGGTACAAACTTCTGGGCTGGTATTCACCCAGAGGTATCACACGATTTCCGCCTTGCTACTGACACAGGTAACTGGTTAGTACCAAACCAATACGGTGCTTCACAAGACCGCGTATGGGCTGGAGAAATCGGTGTATACGGCGGAGCATACTTCGTAGAGACTCCACGTATGTACAAGGCACAAGATGGTTCTGGTGGAACTGCTGCTAACAGCGTATACCGCACAATTATTTGCGGACAGCAAGCACTTGCTGAGGCTGTGGCAGAAGAGCCACATACAGTTATCGGACCAGTAGTGGACCGCTTGATGCGTCATCGCCCAATGGGCTGGTACGGCGTATTAGGCTTTGCACGCTACCGTGAAGAGGCTCTATACAGAATCGAATCAGGTTCTTCAATCGCTGCTTAGTTGATTGACGGTTGGGCACTGTTTATGCAGTGCCTAACAGTAAGTTCATTAAGGAGAACAATGGCATATTATTTATTTAAAACACCTAATGTAGAAGAGGGACCAGCAGGTGGTGCTAGGCTGTTTTACTTTTATAAATTAAATAGGGGTATCAGTATTGCTAAATCTGGTGCTACTTATTCACAAGTAAGATATCCAGTAGATGAAGATATAGCAAACTATGATGAATTTTATCGTGGTGGTTATACCCATACAGTTGACGATACAACTAGGGCAGCATTAATTGCTGGTAATGTTGGTGTTACTTCAGCCAACTTTACAGCACTATGAGTTTACATCAAGAAAGAACCCATCCAGAGTTTGTAGAAGGATGCTTTGGTTGCAAGATAAGCACTCTAGAGTTAGCACCTGGAGATGCTAGAAAACAAATAGCCCAGAAGAAATGGGATGGAGAATTGGCTGCTTATCGGGCTGCTAGAGCCGAAGGCATCCAACCAGGAGGGACAACTTGGCGGCAAATTAATGCAGCACGGGAAGCCTCTGAGAAGTTAAACAAACCATATGATGCAAACACTATGCCAGCGGCTCAGAAGATAGACCAACGGGTAGCAAACACAATGCGAGAGGTAGGAATGTAATGCCAAAAGTAGGAAAGAAAAAGTTCCCATATACTGCTAAGGGTAAGGCTGCAGCCAAGGCTTATGCTAAGGGCGAGAAGATGGAATCTAAAGCAGAGAAAAAAATGGAAATGAAAATGGGCATGAAGAAGATGGCCAAAAAGAAAATGGGTAAGAAGAAGTAATATGGCACCTAAAAAACCTAAAACAAAACCAACTGTTGTTTCAAAAATAAAAGGTAAGCCTACTCCACTTAAGGTAAAACTTACAGGTAAAGATGCTATTAAAGAATTTCAAAAGTCAATATCTCCTAAAGGTATGGCTAAGACTAAAGCAGAACAAACTGCAGCATTAGATGCATTAATGAAGAAGCGCTATGGAAAGAAGAAATAATGAAAGCCAAAAAGGGAATGGGCTTCAAAGCAGCGCAGAAGCAAATTGCGAAAAAACAAGGTATCTCACAGGAGCGTGCTGGAGCAATCTTGGCTGCAGGTGCGAGGAAAGCCAGCAAGTCAGCAATTAAAAAGAACCCTAATCTATTAAAGGTTAAGGGTATGAGAAAAGCAGGACGAGGAAGATAATGTCATCGGGTCAACGCAAGCGTCACGATGGATGGAACAAGTCAATTATGCGAGATGGCTTAGTTGTAATTCTTCGTAAAGACGGAACTGAAAAAGTTCGCCTTGACCCGAAAACAAAAGAAGTAGTTAAGGGGAGCAAATGAAAGATTCAAGATTAAAAAGAGCAGGAGTATCTGGTTTTAACAAGCCAAAGCGTACCCCTAATCATCCAACTAAATCACACGTAGTAGTGGCTAAAGAAGGTAGTCAAGTAAAGACTATTCGATTTGGACAGCAAGGTGTAACTGGGGATAGAAAACCTACTGCTAGACAAAAATCATTTAAAGCACGTCACGCTAAAAATATTGCTAAAGGTAAAATGAGTGCAGCCTATTGGGCGGATAAGGTTAAGTGGTAATATGAGTACCAAGGGGACAAAAGATTCTATAGCACTTGTATGGTGCGATAATGGAATGGTAGATGGTAAGTTTATGCAAGGCGTAGCAGATGTAATGCTAAAGTCTGGCGTAGAATTTGCTACAACATTACGTAGCCAAGGCAATCAAATTGGCAGACAGCGACAAACAGTTTTTGATTACTGGTATGACAAGACTGATTACGAATGGTTATTCTGGGTAGACTCAGATGTAGTAATTAGTCCAGAAAAGTTTAGATTACTATGGGATAGTAGAGATGCTGAGAAGCGTCCTATGATTACTGGAGTATATTTTACTACAGATAATCCAGAGGAACCTTTAATGGTTCCAATGCCTACATTATTTAGTTTTGTTGCTAATGAAGATGGTGGCTTTGGATTAGCCAGAGTACACCCTATGCCTCAGAATCAATTGATTAAAATTGATGCAGCAGGTATGGGATTTATCCTAATGCATAGAAGCATAGTACCTAAAGTCCGTGAAGTAGCAATTGACAAAGTAGTCTTTATGGAAATGGGTAGAGGTAAGAAATTTATAGGCGAAGATATATTCTTCTTTGCACTATGCGATAAAGCAGAAGTTCCACTATATGCTCATACTGGAGCAACTGCTCCACATATGAAGCGGTTCTCATTTGATGAGCATTACTATCAAGCATTTTTTGGCAAACCAAAAGAAGAACCTAAATCAAAACTTATTACGCCAGACAAGAAAATCATTACACCTAGATAATAAAGGAAGATATGACAACTACCCTATCAAATATAATGGATGAAATCCAGATTAACCTTGCTGGATATACATACCAACAGGATAGAGCAACTCACTTAACTAGTGCAGTTAGTACTCTAACATCACCATCTACATCTCCTACCGTATTATCTCTAGGCTCTACTGAGAATCTAGGTAAAGGCGTAGTTGAGATTGATGAAGAGTTGATGTGGGTAGATTCATTTGACCGTGTGGCTAATACAGCCACTGTAGCCCCATATGGCCGTGGTTATCTAGGAACTACTGCTGCTACCCATACAGCAGATACTAAGGTTACTATCTCTCCTACCTTTCCACGGCACGTAATTAAACGTGCAGTTAATGACACTATTAAAGCAATGGGCGCTACTATATTTGCAGTAAACAATACTTCATTTACTTACAATGCAGCAATTACTACTTATGCCTTTGCTAACTTAAACATAGATAATATTCTAACAATTATGTGGCAAGAGATTGGTCCATCTAAAGAATGGATACCAGTTCGTAGATGGTCATTTGATTCTTTTGCCGAACCTACAGCCTTTGGTTATACATCTACAGACGATGTTCAGACAGTAACTATTGGAGATTATATTACTCCAGGTAGAACTGTAAAGATTGTCTATGCAACTGAACCTATAGCATTTACAACTAATGCCCAAGATTTTGCAACACAAACAGGGCTACCAGAATCCTGTAAGGATGTGGTAGTACTTGGTGCTTCATACCGTTTGCTTACCTATCTTGACCCAGCACGTGCTGCTCAGGTTAGCCCACAGGCAGATGAAACAGATAGCAAGAGACCATATGGTTCTTCACAGAATGCATCACGTCAATTGCTAGCCCTTTACACACAGCGCCTCTCTGAGGAAACATCAAGACAACAAGCAACATATCCAATCCGCATCCACTACAGCCGATAGGTAGATAAATGACAACACGCAAATACTCCTCACGCTCACAACAGACAACATTATCTGGAGCGTTAACCTCATCTGGTACTTCAGCAACTGTTGTATCAGGAACCTCATTACTAGGTGGTGCCACAATATCTGCTGGCGAAACCTTTACGGTGGTGATTGACCCAGATA